CTTGAACGCAAACGGGCTCTCGTCCGTCTCCTCGACATTGAAGCTTCGGAAGGACCCCAGGTAAGTACCCCGGTCGTACATGAGCATCACGTTACCGTGAAGCACGACGTTGCCGAATGGGTCGTAGAGGTTGCCGTTGTTCTTGAATAGATCGTACAGGTCTCGATAGCGATCCCACGCAATCGTTCGCTGACGAAGAACCGACGAGAGTCCAGTGTAGAGGTTCACGAAAGCGCCCGTCGACCCATCGGCGGAGATTTCGCCAAGCTCGTCCCCCCAATGCTGCTCGACGAAGCCACCGCGCGTCTGGATGCGCTCTATTTTCTTGTTGAAGTTCTCGTTGAAGGATTGCGGGTTGACGTGCATCACGAGTGCGTGCGGCAGCATCACGATGCGATTGTTGAAAGGGCTCGTGATCTGGAACGCCACAGGGATGAACTGCCTCCGAACATCAACCCCATGGACGTAGCCGTTCTTGACTGAACCAGGTTCAGCCGGAAGGGACGAGGGGTTTGCAGATCGGATGTACGGCATAGGTCATCACCCACCGTTGCGCAGGCGTCGCAGCTTGTATTCGTAAATGCCCTCGTTGACCTTGGACTCGATGAGTCGAACGAAGTCGGCAGGCGCCAGCCCGTTGACGTTGACGTTGACGGGTGGCACCGGCCCGGCAGCTCCGGCTGGAACGATCTTCTCCCCAACGCCGATGGACGTCGGTGCCTCCCCGGGGGCGAACTTGGCGAACCCGTACTGATCGACACCCACCATCGGACCGGTGCCGCTGGCATGGGGGCTCGCGTAGTAGTCGAGGTTCGCCATCGCGACCGCGCTACCAGAAGACATGTCGATGTTGTTGTCCTTGACGTACTTCAACATCGCGTTCTTGTCGACGTCCTTGTAGAGATAGAACTCCCACAGGGCTTGACGAGCGGCCTCCAAGACCGAGTGGTACATGGTCTTGTCGAAGGGGCCATTGAGGAACGGCTTGTCGATCTTGATCTTCCCGAGATCCGTCTGGATGCCATCGAGACCCGTCGTCATAGCGTCACCTTGCTTCTCGGTGACGGGTGGTTCGGGTTGCTTTGAGACCACGGGGGTTGCAGCCGTCGTCGGAGCGGTAGCTCCCGTCGTGGGAGCCATGCCTGGCGCCCCTGCCGAACTCGGCGCCCCCGACATGGAACTGATGCCGAGGGCGCCCTTGGCGACGTTCTCGGGGTTCATGTACCACGGCATCTTCTTCTGGAGGGCTTCCCAATCGGCCGCCGATAGGTTGATGCCAAGCTTCTGAGCGGCTTCGTTGATGGTCTCGTTCTGGTTCTGAAGTTCCCCTAGTTCGCTGGCGAGCTGCTTCGTTGCATCGGGCCCGATGCTGAGTTGGAGGCTCTGGTCACTCAACAGGGCATGACGATCCCCCCCGGTCATGGATTTCTCCATCTCAGCGAAGTTCGTATTCAGCGAACCCGTCAGTTGAGCGATCTGATCGTCTAGGACCTTCTGTTTCGCGGGGTCGACCTCGGCGGCACGCTTCGCCTGAAGGTCGTGAAGCTCCGAGAACTTCTTGTCCAAAAGCGGGCCGATGACCTTGTTGATGGCCTCATCTTTGAATTTGTATGGGTCGGACCCGTACTTCGCGAAGAGCTGAGCGAGTTCCTCGTTCTGCGTCTTGGCGATCGAAGCTTCCATCTTTCTCTGCTGCTTCTCAGCCTTGTCGCCGAACGGAAGAGCATCGTAGATGTCCGAGGCTACCTGAAGAACTTGCTGGAGTACCTTGTAGAGCCAGTTGAAGATGCCATCGATGATGACGCCCAACTTGTCGAGAACCGATTGAGACAACTTGCCGGACTCGTAGGCGGCCTTGAGCTGCTCATCGGCTTTCTTCTGCGCCTCGGCATCGGTATCCGTCATACTGTCCCAAACGGCCTTGTCGGGAGCGTTCTTGGCCATATCGGCCGAAAGGATACCCTGCTTCTCGGCGAGCTTGAGCAGCTTCTTCTGATCCTCCGTGGGGTTCGGATTCATGAAGGCGTTGATGAGGTCTTTGCGCTGCTGATCAATGGCGCGTTCCATTCCAAGGATCGCATCGAACTGATCGCCACCCAGCCCAGCCGCCTCAGCGGACTTTTCCCCCTTGAGGCCGATCGACTCCTCCAGGGTCTTCTTTCCCGACAGACCGAGCGCCGCCTTCTTTTTGACCTCATACGCCTCGAAGGCATCAAGATACTTCGCACCCTGCGCGGCACCGTAGACGCCCTGCGTCTCTGTGCTCTTCAGGCCACGCTTGGTGTTCAGGTAGGCTTCCTTCATGGTGCCGACCTGCTCTCCGAAGCCCTTCTCTTTGGCGATCGAGCCGAGGTCTTTGCCCCCCACCATACCGCCTTCGAGGAGCGCCTCCGCGTCCTGAGAGTTGATGCCCGCCTCGTCGGCGAGCTTCTTGATGATGTCGTCCTTCTGCGTCTGAAGACTGGACTTGATGTCCTGAATGGTACCGGGACCACCAAGGAGAACCATCTTCAGGCGGTCATCCGTCGAAAAGTCCTTCAGGCCCTTCGCGAATTCCCCGAGGAACTTCTCCGCCATCTTGGGGGACATGACCTTGCCGAGCTGCTTGAGCATCTTCGTGACGTCTTGAAGACGCGTCGCATAGAGGCCAAGGTCGGTCGATACACCCCTGAGGATCGCGAAGAACTTGTTCGACGCGATCCCAGACTCCACGGCGGCGTCCGACATGCGAGCGAAGTCCATCTTGACGTCCTTCAGGGAGGCGCCCATGCTGGTCATCATCTCAGCCTCGAAGGTGCTGATCTCGTCGAGCTGAACGCCAAAGAGGCGAGAGTAGCCGATCGACATCTTCGTCACGTCGGCCCAATTCTGGATGCCCCCCGCCTGATCTCGGGTCATCTTCGAGTTGGCCTCTAGGGCCTTCGTGAGTCCATCGAGAGTGAGACCTTCTCGCTTGAGGACGTTGATGACCGCCATGTGGTCCTTGGCGTTCGTCCCCATGGCGAGGTTCATACCAATGTCGTGTGTCTGGTCCTTGATGGTCTGGAGCTGAGTCGAGAGACGATCGTAGGATCCCGTTGCGTCGTAGCCCGCCGAAGCGAAGGTCTCAGCCAACGAGGCTCCGTCCATCAGCTCCTTGTTGAGTTCTTTCGCCTGTGCCTCGACGTCGATGAAGAGCTTGACGATACCGACGATGGCCGACGAGAAGACCTCCATCAGGGGGCCAAGCGTTGAGACCATCTTGACGATACCCTCCATCGAGGGCGCTACCTTGGCGATGACTCTCGCGATGGACCCCATCACGCCGGATTCGCCTTTGCGCTGCTCGGCGAACTTCATCGCGCCTGTACCGACGTTCTTCAGCGTGCGCCCCCCGAGCGAGAAGAAGCTCTTGGCAGCCCCAGCAAGGTCCTTAGAGGACAGGTGCGATAGGACATCCGCGAACCCCTCTCCGACTTCCTTACCGGCATCGGCCCACCGGAAGTCATCGAGCGCATCCTTCATCCGGCTGACCTTCTCGGTCCTCTCCTTGGCACTTTCGAGGACACGAAGTCCGCCAGTCTTTCGGATTTTGTTGTGTAGAATGTTCTGCTGTTCCTTCAAGGAACGCTTTGCGATACGGATCTCGGCACGGGCAGCGGATTCCGCGTGCTTGATGCGGTCCTTGTCTCCGGTCTTTCGGATCTGGTTGAGGATGTTTGTGTGCTTCTCGACCAGGTCCTCGATGCGTCGATGCGCCTTCTGGTAGTCCCTGACTTCAGTCTTGAGGAGCTTCGAGTGCTTCTTGCTGTTGTCCGTGATGTTCTTGTAGAGGATCCTGGTCTCTTTGGTGGCCTGGTGGATCTCCTTCTTGAACTTCTTGACGTTCTTGGGATCGAGCGCCGGCACGCGGAAATCACGCTTCGTGATCCGCTGCATCTCCTTGTCGACTTCACGAAGGCTCTTCGAGAACTTGTCCGTTCTGAGCCCAAGCTGAAATTGAATTTGCTCGACGTCGTTCGCCATTGTCACTTCCTACGGAACGGGGTTCCGGTCTGACGGGGCTTTTCGATGGGCCGGGCGTCAGATGGGTCCTTGTCCGCTAGATCCCCCCTCTCATAAGTGCCCCATTTCTCATGGAACTCCTCGTATCGAGGATCCAAGAGTTGGAGGGGGACTTTTCGGGAGGCTGCCGCCTGGGCGGCCAATTGCTTGCGACGTTCAATACGTTCGGCCACTTCCTTCTTGGATAGCCCCGTGAGATCCGAACCACCGAGGATGTTGGACCCCCCAAATTCGTTGTCCCGGACGGAGGCCAACTCGACGAGATGCTGTTGATGAGACTGGTACTGGTCACGCATCCGCTGCTCTTCTTGGGCGACTACCTGATCGTGCCAGTCCTTCTCTCCCTTGAGGTCCTGCTCCAACTGGTCCACCAGCTCCTCGACGCTCTGAGCAGCCTTCACGGCAATACGGCCGCCCCCTCCCTTGCTGTCGGGGTCCTCCCCAAGTAGGACTTGTCGAAGTACCTGGTCCTTTCGGTCCAGCTTTTCTTTTCGGTCGTTCTTTCGGCGCTCCCTGTCCTGATTGTAGACCTTCTGGATACCCTTTCCGGCAAGGCAACCACCAATGAACTTGGCGTTGTCCCACTCCCGTTCGGCTTCTTCCCGCTTGTCTTCGTAGGCGTTGAGAGCCCTCCAGACAAGTTGTCCCCAATTGAGGCCCAATACGGACGTACCTTCGATGCCCGTGACGGCCGTGGTCGTGAGATCCAGGCCCCTCAATTGAGACCATCGGAAGCGACTATACGTCTCGGTCACGTAGGCTTCCGTGAGGGCAACGGCGTTGTTGGCCTTACGGTTGACCTCCGAGAGGTGGCGTACCAGCTTTCTCCTGGCTGTTGGAGGAAGCTCTTCAAAGAAGTCAATCAGCTTCGGGAGATGTGTTTCCCGGTTGGCAAGGACGTTGATGCCGTCAATCACGAAGACGCCATAGGCGAGCAACAATGCCTGATACTTCTCGGCATTCGTTGAGTACCAGCTAAGTCTTTCGAACTCATGCTGGTTCAACGACTTCAGCAAGAAGGGAACCTCATTCACTTCCGCCTGAAGGGTGAGAAACCCCCTAAAGAGAAGTTGCTCCACGCCCTCATAGACGGTTGGATTGACCTCAGGCTCTTTCTGGACGGCCTTCTCGACCTCCTCACGGAGACGAGATGCTGCCGTCTGATGGCCCTCTTCGAGTTGGCGCTTTAGCTCCTCCTGCTGTTGCGCGTACTCAGAATCTTCAATCTCGGCGGGCATCTAGGCCCTCAAACACGCGGGGGTGGTCGAAAGCGCGGATTAATGCCCGCGACGGGGGGCTGATCGAGGATCCTTGCCGCCTCGACGGCATTGGTCTGTTGGGGTTGAACCACGACGGGCTCATTCGCTCGCCGAGCTGCCTCTTGGAGCCTTCGAAGCTGGTCCGGCGTAGCGGCAGCCGTCGCCCCCGAAAGAGGAGCCTGCTCGGGCGAATCCACAACGGGGATGCCTGTTGCCTGGCTGACCTGCTGCTCCAATTCCGCGTACTGGGCCGCCCGAGTCGGCGCGGTCGTTGTGGCCGGTGCCGGCACGGGTGTCGGTAGGCCAGGAGCCTCATGGGCCACGGGGGCCACTCGATTCAAGGGCTTGCGTTGAATCTGCGTTGGAACGGCCTGCTGTGGGGCTGGAGCCGGGGCAGGCGCTTCTGGAGCGGCCTCTTCGGCGTTGGGATTGTGGTACACCTTGGGGGAAGGTGCCGTCTCCGAGGCAAGCCTGGAGAGGCGTTCGTCCGCGGCTTCCGCCTCTTTGGCGGTGACCTTCCTGGTGAGTCCGAGTTCGTCAAACACCTTCATGACGATTTCCCCCGGTACCTCTGAGGCAGTCTCCAAGGACTCTCCGAGCTGTCGACGGAACTTGTCTTCGGCGGTCTCGTCCGGGGTCACGAACGTAACGCCTTCGGCGGCCTTCTTTTCGCCAGCCTCTACGGCCTCAGCAAACTTCCGGAAGGCCGTATCGACGGCCTCCTTCGAAAAGAGCTTCACGATGTTGTCGCGTACCCACAAGTAGCGCGGGATCCGCACCCGCTTGGTGCCCCCACCTTCGGCCTCGACCTCATCCTCGATGTAGTCGACCTCTCGAAGATCGGTATCGTCGATCTCCACGATGGAGCGGCAGATGTGCGCCCTCCTCCACTCGTAGAGGTACTCAAGCTCCTCTAGCTCTTTCACGTCATCGGAGATTCCGATGTAGTCGTCAGGGCCTAGGTTCTGAAGGACCAGCTTCATCCCGTCGATGACGACATCGACTTCTACCCGACCGACAGTCTTGGCCTTCTTGAGGAGAGTGCCAAGTTTTTTTGCATTCAGTGTTGCCATGCTCGCGCACCTTCGAGGTATGAGGGGCGAGAGCGACGAAGAGAGAAAGAGGGGGATCTACATTCGATCTCGACGAACGTTGCGAGAGCGATTTACGTCTTCATCCTAGGGATCCACATCTTCATCTTTGCTTCGTCGTTCTCTCAGAAGTGAGGAACGTCAGATCAGCCCGTGATCAAGCCCGTTAGGGTCTTGTCCGAGTTTCCGGCGAACCGGAGCGAGAAGCCCTTGCCGGCGCCACCGTTAGACGAGATCGGGGCGAGGCCGGTGTCGATGAACTCACCGTACGACGAGACGCCGTCGATGATGTCCGTGACCGTCACGCTGCTGTTCTCCGCCACGAGCGCCGCATCGCTGGTGAACGACGCCGAGTAGCTGTTGAACCAGCACCCCTCGTAGAAGGTGAAGAGCGCCTTGACGCCAGGAAGGAAGCCCTCGCCGGCCGGCTGTACGAACGCTGGCTTGACCGTCGCACCATCGGTGTCGAAGGCCGATGCGGCTTCCGAGAACACGAGTTCCTGCTTGATGTCGAAGGGCCAGCGGTGGTGCTTGAGGGAGCGGACGAGACCCTCGACGCCGCCCTTGTAGCCGACCGTCTGGAAGACGTTCACGACGTACATGAGGGTACGGTTGAGGGTGAGCGTCATCGGTTCCGTCACGCTAGGTACCAACTCGGCGACCTGGTCACCGAAGCCGACACCACGAACCGCCTCGATGGTACGCGACTCGTCGAATCCGAACTCAGATACGACACCGATCTGCTGGAAGCCTTGCTTCCCGACCATGTAGCCGTACACTTTATTCTTTTGACTGACGGCCGCACGCGTATTCGGGGCGGTACCCATACGGTAGATGTAAGTCGACGTATCAGCAGGCTTCCCCATCTCTCAATCCTCTTGGCGCTGAAGGTTCAGCACGCACTCTTCCGGCCTGATAAGAGCTTCCGCAAAGGTCGTGCTTTCAGTAGAAAAAAGAAGGGGCTGCTTGGATAGCAACCCCTTCCAGGTTCATCTTGGGTGGCTCTTCACTTCTTGGGGGTGAAGAAGCTCTTGATCGTCGAGACGCGACTTGCCATTGCGACCAAGTCGTCCTTGACCCACGGCTGCGCCATGTCGGCATCCTTGAGGAGACCGCTTAGGCGGCTCGCGATCTTGAAGAGATCGCCGTTCGCCTTCGAGCCGTTGACGGGCTGCTTGGCTTCGACGGCAGCTTCGACGAGAACGTGCGTCTCATCGAGCGAGGCAAGGATCTCCTTGGCGAGCTTGGAGTTCTCCTCCAACGACTCGTACGAGGCCGTCTTGACGGAGGCTTCCTTGTCGGACTTCTCCTCCTTCTTGGCCTCGGCCTCTTCCTTCTTCTTCTCGGCGTTCTCTTTGAACTGAGGAGGAATCTCGCCGGCCTGCTTCTGGCCCTCGTCCTTCTTTTCGTCCTTCTTTTCGTCCTGCTGCTCACCAGCTTCGACGGCAGTCTTGACGGCCGCGACACGCTGGGCGAGGGCCTCATAGGCTCCCTTGACGGCTTTGACGTCACCAGCCTGAAGGGCGCCTTCGATGTACTGGACGGTCTTCTGAACCGCAGCGAACTTCTCAGCGAACGACTTGGAATCCATGTGGCCTCTTGTGGAAGGGTTTCGAGATACTTCTCCCATAGAAGAAGTATCATTAGCGCGGGGCGTAGCCCATCTGGCCCGCTTTGGGGCCAGCAGGACCCTCAAGGCATCTAGGTCTACCGATAGTTTGGCGGAGTTTCCCTCGACGAAGGACTTCAGCGCCCGGCGAGCAACACTCGTCGAGGGAACCAAGTCCGTGACGAGCTTCAGAACCGAAGTGGACCCGAGGTTGTAGGTGTCCCCCTCAGGAAGGGTCACGAAGTCGCGAAACCCATCCGTGCCTACAACGATGTCGACGATTCTTGCCACGCTGGATCCGTTCAAGAAAAGGATCCGCTAGGGGGCAACGACATGGATGACCCCAAAGTTGCCACAATCCTGACCCATGAAATACGGGTAGGTCCCCGGATTGGAGAACGTCATGGTCCACATCCGGCGAGCCCTCAAGAGGGGAGATTCGAACATCCCATCGGGCACGCAAGCCGACCCGCTAAGGACCGAAGATGGAAGTGGGTCTAGCCAGATCCACGACACCGCATCTCCGGCACGAACCGTCACGTAGTATGGGTTGTAACCCAATCGGTTGACGGACACGTACGCACCCACGTGAGCGCTTGCGTCGGTGCTCTGCTGGCCCGATTCGGCAGCATCCTCTTCGAGGCTGGCACTTTCTTGGGAGGGAGCCCCGGCGCACCCGATGATGAGTGCCAAACCGCACAAGGCTCTCTTTAGGCCCCTCACATGAGAGGCCCCCAAGAAAAGGATCCTGGCTTATGCCCCTCGACGCCTTGCAGCAGAAATCTTGGCCCGTTCTTCTGGCCTAGCCCATCGTTGAGCACTAGACCGTTGCATCTTGACTCTGGTTTCCTCAGAAACAGGCGGCCGGCGACGTGCGGCAATCGACATCAGTATCCTTTGCTCTTCGCTCTTGGGGGATTTCCCAAGACGGCGTATATGTGCTAGGCGAGCAGGATCTTTCAGCGCTTCCCGTATCTTTGCTTTCGTTTCTTCACTGCGTCGCACCCCCGCACTTGAGGTAGCAAACCTAGCTACATTGTAGAGCATCTCACGAGGGTGAACATCCAATAGAGTCTGCTCTACCGCTAACCTGTACCTCTTGTCGTCGCTGATCAGCAGAACACCAAACTTGAAGGCTTCTTCTCCGTACAGGTTCCAAGCATTTTGAAGGTGGGGAGAATGGTGCTTATTTTTACGTAGTTTGTGCCGGTGCAGCACAATTCTCTTACGCAAGTTGATCGTACTCCCCACATAGAGGTGGCGATTGACCAAATTCAAGATGATGTAAACACCACCCACATTTGGATGGTACTCCATCAGTAAGGGGGCCGGAAAAAGAAGGTCGTCTTCGGACAGAGCGGTCATGAATTAAGCATGTTCATGAAGACCCACCCCTGCTCAATCGCATCATCCAAAGCCACGTGGGTGTGTGGGCTTTCCACAAACCAGTTCTTTGGCATCCTCTTCTTGGTGGTTTCCCTAAACTCGGTCCCGAGCTTCGCCATTGCGTACGATTTGATGTCGAGTGCCGAAAAGCTGAACGGGCTTCTGCCTACAAACGTAATCAGGTAGTGGTACACAAAACTGAAGTCGAAGGTGGCCGGGTATCCGACGAAGACGGGCCTTGCGTTGTGCTTGGCAGAGAGCTTCTCCAGCCAGTCGACATAGCGACGCATGGACTCCTGTGGGTCCTTCATGTCGCGGCGGCAAGCCTTCCAGGCTTCTGCCTGCTCGGGCTTTCCCCACCACGCCAACGTATCCGGATCCCCCTTCGCACCGGGAAGCAGCAGGAGGTTCTCGGTGAACGTCGAGATCAGCCCCTCGCCGATCATGAACGCCGCGGAACCGTAGCTCAGCATGGAATTCGGCCCCGGGATGGGGCCATCCGACTCGATGTCGGTTGAGATGTAGATTTCTGACATGCCGCTAGTCTACACCGGCGCCAGCGACCAGTCGATAGGTTCGACGTCAAATCGTCTCAGTGCAGCGTTGGCTTTCGAGAAAGGCCGGCTACCAAAGAATCCGTTCGCAGCCGACATGGGAGACGGATGGGCGGATTCAAGGATGGTGTGACGATCGTCGATCAGCTCTTTCTTCTCCCGAGCTTGCCGTCCCCACAGGATGAAGATGCACGGTTGCGGTCTGGCCGACAATCGACGAATGATGGAGTCTGTGAACGTCTCCCACCCTCGTCCCTGATGGGATGCGGGCTCGTGGGCGCGTACGGTCAAGACGGTGTTGAGAAGCAGCACGCCTCGTTCGGACCACTCGGAGAGGCATCCATGCCCGGGATGCGTGAAGCCTACGTCGTCTTGAAGCTCACGGTAGATGTTGGCCAATGACGGTGGAACCGTCACGCCTTTCCTGACGGAGAAACTCAAGCCATGGGCTTGCCCAGGACCATGGTATGGGTCTTGGCCGAGGATGACGACCTTTACGGAATCGAATGGGGTCCCGAGCGCCGTGAAGACGTCTTGCCTCGGTGGGTAGACGGTGTGCTTCATTCGTTCACTGTGGACGAATTCGACCAGCGTCTTGAAGTACGGTTTCTCTACCTCCTGCCCGAGGAGGTTACTCCAGGACTCGTGCACCGTCAGTCCTCTCCCTCTTGACCGAAGTCCTCCGGCTCGGACTCTCGGTCGAAGTTCTCCTGAATGAGGGTGTCGTTGTAGTCTTCTTGCTCGGGCGGCTCTTGAAGATTTGACTCGACTTTGTAGGTCGGGTAGAAGACCTGCGATGGATTCGAGGAAGGTCTGGACTTGCTCTTGTCCCAATATCCGAGTTCCTTCATACGGTATCGTTGCTCCTTCTCTCGAAATTCCATCCAATCAGCGTCATCGAATGAGCCCTCCTGAACGATTCCAGGTTTGGGGACAACGCTGATCCAGCAAAGGGGTTGCCCTCGCGGGATGAAGACTTCGTCGGGCGTCGAGGAGTTGATTCGAATGACCGAGAAGTTCTTGAACCACTGGTACCAATCGGTCTCGATGAGGGCGTCTTCGACGGTCCACATTTGGTGGCCCATCACCGGGGAAGAGATTCTCGTGGCCCAATAGGGCGTCGTCTTGATGCGGATGCCCGTGTAGATGCCGACGTGGAACGGCGCAAAAGATCCAACGTGCCCCTTCATCTCGGGCGGAATCTCCACAAGACCCCTCTCCCGATCGACCACTCGGAACCGAACGTCCATCGAGAAGAACGCTTCCCAGTGAGTCTCCTGTGCGTCGACCCAAGGCTTACAATCGGCGGGAATCGGAACGAATTTCTCGAACGGCGTTCCTCGGTAGGGGTCAGGGGCGGGACGCGTGCGGTCAACCGTCACACGTCGAACGGGAATCACCCAGGGGCCGTCGTAGCCGAATTTGATGGTGGGACGCTCCGGCATCCCACCCCTCTACACCGCCTTGCGGATCTTCTCGGCAGTCTTTTTTGCGGTTCGGTAGTACCAGGCGGGCCAATCGAAACCACCGACTTGCGTGTTTTCGCACTCTTCGGCGAACTTCAGGAGCGCTTCCTTCGTGCCGATGAGCCAGACCTCCCGCTTCCCTGCTGACTCCGAGAGGAGTCCTCGCACATCGAGAGCACTCTGATCGTCGAGACTAAAGACCTCTTCGATGGAAGAACTGACTTTCACGCGCAGCTTGCCGCGCTTTGCCAGTTCTCGCTTGACGCTCTCCACGACGACGTTGATGACTTTCTCCATGGCGCCCTCAGATGACCGCGTAGCTCCGGCCAATGACGACCGTCCCCGGTTGGAAGACTTGCTTCATGATGCTCCAGAGCTGCTGGCGGGCCGTGACCGGAATGATGCGGACCGAGCGTTCGCGATCCCAACGCTGGCCTCGAATGGAGCGGATACGGTTGTTGAACTCTTCGCTGTAGGGAGCCGTCACCAAAAGGACGTCGCCTTCCGGCAGAACGCGCACCGCACCGATGCGGTTGGCAACGATCTCGGCCATCTTCGTGTAACCGAGAGCGGCGACGGCAGCCGTCCAGCGAGCCACCGTGGGGCCCTGCTGGTGGGCGGCGATGTGATAGATGAGCACATTCGCGGCCTTGTGGGCATCGCCTTCCTGGATGGCCTTGACGGCGTTCGCCACGTCCTCGGCGAGCGGAAGCGCCTTGCTGAAGTCCGCCTGGCCCTGAGCCTCCGAGTACCCGTACTTCTCTCGGCACTTGGGCCCCACCCCGGTCTCAATCGAGACCGCATCCCGCAGGGGGCGACCGCAGACCGCGCAATGGGTGGCTAGCAACTGCGTCGAGGGGGCGTTTTCGTAGCTCATGCCCCATCCCTACGCGAGACCTCTGGAAGGATCAACCAATTATGTTCACACGCGAATCATGACCTCGATGAGCTGCGACGGGGGGATGATGGTTCCATCCGTAGGTCCGAACAGGAGGTCCTCCTCCACATGCCATCCAGCGGGCTCTCCGTAGGCGTTCTCAAGCTCGTTGAAGTGCTGGGCGGCCCGGTGGAGGTCCAACGCGACGTGGGGCGTTTTACGCGCTCCCACGACGTGGCGCCGGTGGTTGGTATCTGGACCCACGAGCACTCCGCCCAAGTAGCCCATACGGTAGAGATTGACCCACCCCGTCAAGAGGTCCCCCTCCGTGGAAGCGAAGACGAACCCGTTCGTGCCCCGGTCGATGATCGTGACGTCCACCTGCGCGTTCGGCATGTGGGGCAGGCGGTCTTCTTGAAGATACTCCCTGACCCACGTGATGGCCTGGCTGAGCCGATTGGCAGTTTCCCGTTGGGTGAGACCGGGCTCCAATGTGTACCCTCGAAGGAAGTACAGGAACCTACCGACATCCTCGGGAACGTGTGCGAATCCGGGAAGTCCCCACCGGTGCACGAAGTCAGCAGCCGTCACGAACGACAGGCACCCAGGAGCGAGGGCCATGTCCCGATGCATGAATAGGCCAACTGCCAGGACGGTATCGATGTCATTGACGGAGTGCGTCGCGAATTTCAACGGCAGGGGCCTCCCAAAGATCAGATCCTCGTAGAAAGCCGTCAGGGCTCCCTTCGAGGTGGGTTCCCATCCGTCACCGTGATGATTGTAGGCGACGTACTCGGAAGAGTTGACTTGCTCTGGCGTCGCCCCGGTTTCGAACGACACCGCATCCCGTACCACCGCGGGTAGTTTGGGATCGATGACCGTCTCGAATACCAGCTCCGGCATACCCGTCACTACACCCCTAGACGAGGTCGTCGACGACCTTCGAGAGTGTGTTCAGGACCCTCTGCTCGTCGGCCTCGTACGTCCAGTCGCCCTCCAGGGTGACCCGGTAGCCATCGACGCCGACAACCCACTCGTCACGCGACACATCCTGCTGCACCTTGGCTGCAACCGCAAAGACGGCCGCTCGCTTCTCTCCCTCCCAAAGTCCGCTGACGAAGGACACGTTCAGCCCAGGACCCTTCTGGTCCCATGTGATCTGAAGCCCTCCGACGTACGTCATGGGGTCGCGGTGCATCTCCATGTGCTCCCCCTACGCGGGGGCCATCAGGGGATCAACCAAACAGTTCGTCGAAGAGGTCCATCCCTCTTCCCACCGCTCCGGCATCCCCATCGACGAGATCGGTCCTCTTTTTTGCGATCTCCCTGTACTTCGGGTCCTTCTCGATGGCCACGAACTGCACCCTCTCACGGATGCATGCTTCGGCCGTCGTTCCTGAGCCCACATAGGGATCAAGAATGATGCCCTTCTGCGGGGCTACCAGTTTGACGAGGCTCTGCATGAGACCCAGTGGCTTCTTGGTGGGGTGGTCATTCTCGATTTCACCTTCGAGGGTTGATTCCGAGATGTTGGCCTTGGCGCTGTAGAAGAACATCGGGCCCGGTAGGGGCTCCTGAGGCTCTCCCTTACTGAGGACGAGGATTGGTTCCCATGAAGGTTTGAGGGCCGTACCCCACCCGCTCCACTTCTTTGCTTCATCGGTTGCGGGGGCCGTCTCTAGATGATACTTGGCCCTCGCGGCATCATCATGCATCCACGGTCGATCGAATCCCGTCAGGGACGAATTCGTCGAGAAATCAATGTGTCCTTTCGTGGAGCGCCCAACGAAGTCTTCGTGCCCTGGCTTGATGCCGATGACCTCTCGCTCGGCGCCCTTGCTGTTGTCGATCTCCTTCGATACGTTCATGCTCTTCGGGAAACCCTGTCCGTGCACCCATCGGCGAGTACCCCAGTAGTGGAATCCAGCGGCGCGAAATCCGGCCGCCATGACGTCCATCGTTCGCGTGCTCGAAAAAGCCAAGCAGAACCGGCCCGGCTTCAGGACTCGATACATCTGCCGCAACGCCGCCAACGTGGGGAGTTCCCAATCCTTCCCCATGAAGTCCCCACCGGTGTCCAACGACCCGCCCGCGAGGTACTTCTGGATGTCTTCCCACGAGGGAACCTTCGTCCCCATCGCGTAGGGCGGGTCTGTCACAATGGCGTCTACGAAATCGTTTGGCACCTGAAGAAGAACGTCCTCGCAGGCACCCAGAAGAACGTCATTGAGGAACTTCATAGGACAACCAACTCCCCATCGGGCGGTAGGATCATTGTCGTCATGTAGCCCACAACCTCATCGACCGTGAAGAACTGACGGAAGAATCGAGCAGCGCCCCCATCATCAGAGTAGAGGGCTCCTTGCCGGGCCCCAAAGTTGGTGACCCCGTTTCGAGATGTGGTCTTCGACGGCTTCGGGCTGGAGTGGGCGCATCCGACTTGCCCGCTTTGCTGGTCTAGCTCCAAGATTGGGCAACCCTCATCACACTCACAGACGGGGATCTCTTCCTGACCGTTTTCATCACCGGTCTTGATGCTCTTGTACGAATGGCCGGCTCCGTGGCCGAAGGGCTTCATGCCGTCTTCGAACCGATTGATCGTCGGGGCATCAACCTTTCGGGTACCCACTTGTCGACAACCGGGTGCATGAAGGAGCACCAGGTTGGCCGGGAATCTTCCCGCTAGGGTGACATCGTTGGCGCCCGATAGGTCTGAGCTGTTCTTCCAGGAGTTCCCTAGCGAGCCACCCTTGGCCTTGAGGGCATCTACACCCGCCTTGTGTCGCTCGAAGTCCGCCTTGCTGGCATGCTTGACTCGTGTGGCGTCGATGTTGATGGCGCCGGTACCCGTCGAAAGAACTTGCTTGACGATGGTCTTCTCCTGTAAGGGTTTCCGAAAGAGCATCAAAGGGTGCCAACCCTCGACGGTCAACACCGCCAAGGTGTCTCGGAAGTGCAGCCCTACTCGACGTGCCATCAACGATGCATCCACCCACCCCGCCTCGGTGGACCATATGACCACGTGAGATCCAGGTAGGAGCATCGAGAAGGTCTGTTGGAGAGCTTCCTCCGTTGTTCCGGGGATGTGGACGATTGCGGCGTGTGCCATCTCTCGTCGCTACACCGGTGTATCGTTGGTATGCCTAGTGCAGGCACTCAAGTGGTGACATGCGGTCGCGCTACAGGGAGGCTCGCCAAGTTCTGCGATGGCCGACCGGCCAATGGAACGGTGTGGGCCACCAAAGTCTATGAGGCATCGTTCACCAAGAGGGGCGAACTCATTTGGAAGCTCGTCAAACAGCTCCACTGCATGGACGACGGTAAGGTTCTTCAGCGAGATCCTCCCGACAGATCGATCCAGTTGGCCCAGCTTTGGGCGAAGTCGCAGGGGCTTGAGTTTCGATGGGTCGTCAAACAGAATCAACCGGTCCCGGATGACAAACCGCACGAATTCGAACGATTCTGGAAAGAGATCACTCCAGAAGAGAAGAGGGATCCGGAACGTCAAAGCCCTCCCCCGATTGATGAGGATCTGGCCTATCGGGAATTCCTGACTCGAAGAGTCACAGCCGCGCTCTTGGAGAACCTCGACGAAGTGCTGGAGGTCATGTTCCTCGAATGGAGGGCTCAACCTCGCAACGGCATCGAGTTCATCTTTCTGAGGGGTGGAAAGCTCGATCAAGCCTTCAATGCAGCTCGAACCGAAGCCGAGAGCCTCAAAAAGAAGCAGGGCCGCCACCAAGAGTAGCGGCCCTGTCCCGGCGTTCAGATCACCACTTCGAGATGCGCGACTTCGAGAGCGTCTTCTTGACGGCAGGCTTCTTCGTCTTTTTCTCCGAAGCCTTCTTCTTGAGATTCTCGATGGCGTTGTCGACATCGGAAGCCATCACGGAGGGCGCCACCGGAGTGATCTGAGGGACCAAGATCGGCTGAGGGGTCAACATCGGGCGTGACCCGGAAGAGACCCCCGTCGTCCAGATCGGAGTGCCGGTGTGACCGATGTTCGGAACCACGCTCCCGCTGCTCATACCGGGAAGTACCGTCCCCCCGAGACCACTGAGGTCCACGGGAACCGGTGCCGGATCAGGCGTCACCGGAACAGGGGCCGGAGCCGGAACGACCGTTCCGCCACCCGTGAAAGACCCGGAGGTTGTTGCCTGCGATCCGTTCGAGAGGCTGATGCCCGTCGAACGAAGCACGGCTTCATCCTGGTCGGAGAGACTCGACACACGAAGGCCGCCCCGCGTCATGGCCGTCCGCATGACGTTCCGACTTGCCGAGGAGGCGGCGTACTTCGCGCCGTCGTCGTACATGTCGCACAGATACGACGCCGTGATCCCGAGGTGATCGTGACCGCGATCGGCGAGGCTGTTCGAGACAACCCCGAATGCCTGCTGCGCCTGAGCGTAGTTGCCCTGCTGGACGGCTTCTTCGGCCTTGAGCTGAGCCTTCGCGAGCTGGGCACGTGCCACGATCTCGTCGACGACCTTGTTGGGCTTCTTCTGCTCCTCACCGGCCTTGACGAACTGGACCTTCGCCTTGGTTTCGTCGGTCTTGCGGACCGTGTTCCCGTTCTCCAAGACGGAGTACGCGAGCTTGATCGCCACGGCGTTGACCGCGCGAGGGCCAGGTGCCTTCTGAGCCGCCATTGTGAGGGCGAGCACGATGTGCTGCGTCTCTTCGGCGAGCATCGAGGGGACCTTGATCTGGATCTCTCCGTCGATCTCTTCCTCGACGTCGAGGTCCGAGATGACCTCCTTGATGGTGTGTCCACCGTTCGGCGTCACAGTCAGCACGATGCCATCCGCGTAGGACGACAGAAGACCGCCAAGCTCCTTCCCGAAGGCCGCGAGGGCCGAATCCGGGTTCGGAACGTGTGCGTAGTTCCCCTGCCCCTCCGTGGCGAGCACGCCAAGAAGATTGTGGTCTGCGTCGGAGCCGAAGCCGAACATCGACACCGAAGCCCTCTCACGCTTCTGCGTAAGGAGCTTCTGGAGTTCGGGTGCCGTTCGGGCAATTCCACGCTCCGGTTGACCATCGCTGAACATGATGACGCGCACGATCGTGCTCGCCGGCATGTCCAGATTGTTGGCCATCTCGCAGCCGAGCATCATCCCGGCCGCGAAGTTGGTGCCGCCCTCGACGCCGATACGGTTGATCTTGTCCTTGAGGGTGGACTTGTTGTCGGTCGTCATCCGCTGCGCCTTGTATTCGACGCGGGCATCCGTCGAGAAAACGACGAGACCACAGTAGTCTCCCGGCGCGAGGTGATCGACGAGCTTGCCCATCGAGACCTTTGCGTAGTGGAGCTTCTCTCCCGTCATCGAGCCGGAATTGTCGGCGACGAGGACGATGCAGAGAGGAGGGCGCTGGGAGGATTCGACGGTGGGCGCCGTCAGGCTGATGACGAGATGCTCGTCGTTGGCGTTGTCAAAACGGATCTGATCGTACGTGAACTGAGAAGTGAGCTTCATTGTAGTGCTCCTACGTCGTTGCGAGTTGCCGACAGGGCGCGGAGACTGGACGGTGCCTCCCAAATCCTGGCGATTGCGCTGTACGTCCGCGGACTCGCCCAAACCAAGAAGGTGCGGCTCGACCGTAGGAGAACCCAAACCCGAGGGTGCGGTTCATAGAATGCGGATACACCGAAAGACTATCGATCCACGCGATCGGCCTTGGCCTTGTCGGGGATCTTGTCCATCAGGTTCAAGGGGAAGGTCTCGGACGGCAGGTCCGTTTCGACGCCGCATTCGCAACACGTGAAGGTCACGAAAGTGTCCGATTCGTCTCGACAATTTCGGTACGTCTTGTAGAGGTCAACCTGCTCGACGAGCAACTTTGCTCCGCAACCCCCACCGCCGTTTCCACTTCCGGTGCACTTGATCTCGGTGGACCAGCCCTTCTGCGGGCGACCCCTCTCCAGAACCTTCATGCTCCTCTATACACCTTCCAAGCCGCCGATACGCGTTCTTCGACGGATCCTCCCTTATACTGTCCAGGTAGGATGATGTCCAGCCACGACCTAACGAGTGGGTCAACGGCCCGAGGGCCGTAGCCGACCAAGAGGCCGATGACCTCGCAGAAGGCTTCCTCTCTGTTCTTGTTGGCGTAGGACGTGATGGGGTGCGCCGGCACGGTGATGTGCGGCCCGCGTTCGGTGATGTAACGCTCTACATCTTCTCGGTGGTACCACTTGTATTGATTCGAATCGTATCCATCGGTGAGCGTCTGCAACTGAAGCCACAAGACAGGGTCACTGTGTTGCAGCCTGCTCTCTAGGTCATAGAGGGTCTCTCCGGAATGCCAGACCCTCAAGACATCGTTGAGGTCCAGGGACTTGTAGTCCCCTTTGACGGCGGCATCCCAGAAGTCAGCCATCTCTTTCGAGACGTAAGTCCTCCAAATGTGGTGACCCATCTCGTGGGCGATCGTATGGGCATACCTCTTGGGGTCGCTCAGGGTGGCGCAAACTTTGATGTGGTCCCGAAGGTAGACTCCACCCTCGTCCATCTTGCAGTGTAGGTGGAACTCGATTGGGAGTTGCCCTTTGAGCAACAACGGCATCACCTGAGAGGCACGCTGGCGATAGACCTTGAGGCCCTCCTCGAACTTCGAGAGAGATTGCTGGCTCCAATCGTCGGGCTCATATCCGATGATGCGGACTGCAAACCCTTCGAGCCTCTGCTGAACGACCTCTTTGACGTTGCGCTGAAGAACGGCATCATTGCGGCTCTTCAGCCAGTCAAGAAACTCCGTCAGTGCATTCCATGCACCACGGGCATTTCTCTTTACCTTCTCGGACCACTTCTTCTTCGCGGTGCGCCACTTCTCAAGGAGGACTTCCTTGGCGTCGTCGGGAGGAAGATGCTGGTACTTCTCCAATAGGCGGGTCGATTCGAGAGGCATCTCTCGGAGTGCCAGATAGAGGTCCCACGTTGGCCCTCGAAGTTCTTTGTCCCAGTGCTTCGTCCACTCGTCCTCTTGGCGTTGGAAGTAGTCGCTTCGAGACCACTCTTCGGATCCTGTGAGCCAACGGCGCACCGCATATTGGAGGTTGGGGATCAATTCTTCGTAGATGTGGTTTTGGTACCAGTCCGTCCACGTGTGAACTGCTTCTCGGAACTTCTGAGCATCTTCGAACGTTTCGGCGCGATCGACGTTCTTCATCAGGAGAAGCACGTCCTTTCGGAGCTTCTCAACATCGGCAGGCCCAAAGTCCACCTTGCCGGCTGTTCGATCGTACGAGTAGGTCACGTTCCTACTAGTCTATCGGAGGATCTTCAGGGGCCTCTGGATTCTTGACCCTCTGGATTTCAAGCATCTCCGACTCGTCCAGGTACATGGCCGTCTCGACGGCCCTAAGGGCACTTCTGAGCCGCGTCTGGCAAGTCTTCAGTTCCCTTTGAGACCTCAGAAGCGCCCTCGCGCGGTCTTTTTCGGTCTTCAACTTCTCCAAACCCTTCAGGTCTTCGACAGTCGGGACGTTGTAGACCCGATGAACGATCTGTTCCTGCTTGTCCTCATTGGGTTTTTGGGCCGCATAGACGAGTGACGCCAAGAAGGCACGAGATACGGCCGCAGGCTCTTTCTTCTCCGCTTGGATGATGACCTGCATGTGCTGACGTTTGTCGAGGGCCATCACTCCCCAACCCTTTGGCAGTTCTTCCGGTTTGACGATCCCAGGTTCCGCTAGGGCCAACCACCACTTGTCGCAATACTTGGCAATCGCCTCAGCCTTCCAAGGGTCCTTCATCTCGCGAAGCCAATCACTTCTGGAGACCTTGATCTCAAAGCCGTGAAGCTCTAGGCCGGTTGAGGGCCATACGCTGACCGCGATAGCATCCGCACGTCGATTGGCCTGTGTTCCGGTCCCATCCCTGACGCCAGGTAGGACCACCCAACCTCCCCCGTAGTAGCGAAGGCGTAGGCCATCAAGGACGTCCTCTGCGGTGATGTCTCCCATCAGGATTCGCTACACCAAAAAGAAGACCCCCGAGTCGGAAACGACTCGGGGGTCTAAGCGAGGCGCTGGGAACCGTTAGATTCGCGAGCGCAAGTTGAAGGTCAAGACCAGGTACAGGAGCGGGAAGATCGGCTGGTAGAACGCTTCCACGTCCATGATGGTCGGGTCCGAGGCATCAACCGAGGCCGCGATACCCGTGAAGGCCGCCACGATCTCCTGCTGAACGAGGGACTTGAAGAGGCTCGTGAGGGAGACCTCAACCTCGTTGGTGCGGGAGAGCAGGAACTTGGTACCCGCGAACGTATCGAGGACACCACGCGACTGCTGCTGGACGAAGTCGCTGATCTGCGTCACCGTGGGGAGACGCGTCAGGATCGACGTCATGTTGGTCGTGAGACCCTGACGGATGCGGATGAGCGGCTGGAGGTCTTCCAGCAACGTGATACCCGCCACCGCCGTCTGGTTCGCTTCCACGGGGTCGAGGATGCGGATGAGGCGCGTGATGCCCTGGATGGAGCGACGCGTGTACGGCGTTGCGACGTCAACAGCCGGGCTGACGATTGCACCCGCGACCGCAGCCGCGAGGAACGAACCATCAACCGGACTCTCGAACGACTGACCCAGCTCGTTCTGGAGGGTGATGACCGCCGAATCCGGGTAGATGGCGATCATGCGGTTGCTGTTGAGCGACTTCGCGACCGCCTGGGCGACCGTAGGCGTCGTCCCGGAGGCGAAGCCGAAGAAGCCCATGCGCTCACCCTGATTGCGGATGTTCGACTGGATCTCGCAGTGCTGCGTGAGGAACGAGTAGATGCTCGTATCCGTCGCGAGCGGGACGATGATGTCCGGCTTGATGTTGCCGGGCAGCGGCGTCGCGAGGTCGTCGATGGCCGTCAAGAACGACTGCACCGAAGCCTGGTTGGTGTTCGGGACCTTGAGCACCTGCTTGATGCCCACGAGAACCGCTCCGTTCTGGATCTGGAGCAGCGCCGCGAGGGTCACACGGTTCTCCGGGCTCGCCGGACCGTAGTTCGCCTCGATGGTCTTGAACTGGCGGAAGATGCGCGTCGAGAAGTCCTGCTTCAAGAAGCGGTAGCTGATGAAGTAGAAGTCCCCGTTCTTGGGCTCCTGGCCGCCAGGGTTGAACGTCTGCAACTGAGCGGTGTCGTTGACACCCACGTTGACGGTGTTGTAGACGAGCGTCTCGCAACCCGGGACCGCGTAGGTCGGGATCGTCGGCGAGACGTCGAACGTCTGGCTGACGAGGAGCGTGAACGTTCCACCCGACGTGTAGGAACCATCCGTAGCAGGGAGCACCGAGAAGCGGAGACCCGTCTTGGAGTCCGTGTACGTCTGGCCGGGAACCCCGGTACCCGACGAACCGGAGGGGTTCGACGAAGATACCGTGAAGTTGTCCATCGCGTCTTCGCCGTTGTCCCCATCGACGCCTGGCGTGATGTTGACGCCCGTCGTGATGTTGAACGCCGAGTTCGCCGAGTCCGTGAAGCCGACGCTGGAACCAGCGGCGCCCGTCGTGATGGACTCGATGGTGATGAACGTCCCCTCGCCCGCGAAGGTGCTTGGGTATGCGATGGCCTTGCTGAGCCAGCCCGACGTCGCATTGAGCTTGTCGCAGACTTCCTGAGCCTTGACCTTCGTCTGGACGGCGAGCTGGTTCTCCGTGAACCCAAGCGTCGAGTTCGCGTTGCCGTCCAGGATGAGGAGGCTCGACGACTCGTTGTTGGTCGTGCTCGTGAGACGGAGGTGACCCAAGTTGCCGAGGGTTCCGTTGGTCGCCACACCCGAGATCACGCTGGTGATCGCCGTGATGACGTCCGCCACCGACGTTGCCGAGTTGGGGATCGTCACCGTGTAGTCGATTCCGTTCATGCGGAACTTGAACGTATCGTTCAAGCCCGTCGTGAAGACGAACGGACCCGTCTTGCTGGCGAGCAGCGTCGCAGGCTTGCAGATGGCGCCCGTCGTGCCGTCAGCACGCTGGAACGCCGTGAAACCAAGGACGCCCTCTGCGGTACCCTGACGGATAGCCGCATACGAAACCGCATCGAAGCCGTCCGGTAGGGACGCAGGCGTCGAGAAGCTCTTGATGTAGAAGATGACATCCGACGTCGATAGACCGCCGACCTGCACGAAGTTCGCAAGCGTCACCGTCGTCGACCCGAGTTCTGCCGTAAGGGCAGCGCTCAGAGCGGTGTTGATGTCGGTGCAAATCTGCGTCGGAGTGCGGTTACCCGCCGTCAGCGCCACATCGACGTCGAGTGTCTGAGCGTTCGTTGCGCCTGTGACCGAGCCTGTGTCGATGGTGAGCTTGAGGACGTTGTTCGGCGATACCGGAACGGTGATCTTGCCGGTGTCGGGACCGCTCTGGATGACCGGAACGTGTGCACCCACGAGGTAGCCCACGCCAGCGCCCGAAAGCGTCGTCGACACGTCGAAGCTCGACGTAGCCCCGTTGAGACGGGTGACCCATGTCGCCGACGTACCCGCGAAGAACGAGTACGGCTCAGCAGCCTTGTTCGTGTAGACCGCGTTCTCGGCCGGAGACGAACCGAAGGTGACCGTCACGACCTCGGAGACCGGGACAGCGCCCGTCACGCCAACGTGGAACGCGTCGGGGATCTGCTCCACGCCACGCGGCCAGTTGACCGTCTCCGTGAGACCGCTGCCCTTGGTGCCGAAGCGCACCTGGAAGAGGTTCTCGTTGAGGACCGACGAGAATACCTCGTACTGGCCTGCACCGACGCCGCCCGCAACCTTGCAGGTCAAGACGTAGGTGTCATCGACGATACGGTTGTACCAGAACGTCGCGTAGGCGTTGTGATCGGGCGAAACCGAGTCCTTGAGAGTGATCTTCTGTCCCTCGACGGCGACCACCTTGGCGGCCGGACGATTGAGGGCGTCGAGGAGGTTGCGGCCCGTGTGGACCACGATGAGGTCAGGACGGAACGTCTCTAGGTCGAAGCGACCATTGGTCACCGAGTTGAACAGCGGCAGACCTAGCGGGGTGTCGCGGCCGTTTCCGGTCGTCGGAACCTCAGGGAGCGTGAACTGGTTGGTCGAGACGACCGAGGGCACCACGGAGGTGTCCACCACGCGCGTGCAGAGCGCCGAGTAGAGCTTGTCGTCCACGAGCGACGGCTTGATCTGCGTGCCATCGAAGGCCGCCGAGGCCGGGTTCTGGCGCGTCGAGGACGCAACCGAGAACGACGTCCCCCAGTGGACGATCGAAACGTCCGGGCTCGGGTTCGAAACCACGAAGTCCTGGTTCTGGATGTAGTCCGAACGGCCCGGCGAGATACCGGCGCGGATGACACTCGTCACCAGGGTGTTGGGGAGGTAGTCGAACGTGTCCTGCCAGGTGTTGGCGAAGTAGTCGACGGTGACCGTCGAACCGGCCGCAGGAGGCGTCGGTAGGGTCACGAGGCCGTTCTTGCCGTCCACCGCCGTCGCGAGGACCTGCGTCCCGTTGACCTTGACGACCACCTTGGAGGGATCCGTCGTCGTCACACCACCAGACGAACCGTCCACGATGGGGCGCTGGAACACACGGAAGGTGACATTGCGGCTCGTCGCAGTACCGGGCGTCCAGCCTAGGGGGCCGTTCGCATTGCCGGAACCGATCGAGAGCGAAACCGCTGAGTTGAGCTGGAGGTGGCTGCGACCCTCGTTGTCGACGAAGACCGACGTCGAGAGGCCCGGCACCACGAGCGCATCGATCTGGGCCTTGAGCTGGGCCGCCGTCGCCGCGAGGGCGTTCGTGAAGACCACCGTCTTGTCGGCGCCGTTCACGTTGAACGTGAAGGTGTCCGAGGAGCCCGTCGTGATCGCGTACGGCTCGAATCCAGGGGAGATGAGGACCGCGCCCGTCGACGTCACCTGGTCGGAGACGTCGTCCGAGAACGCCGTGTCGCCACGGTGGAAGAAGTAGGTGCAACGGACCACGTCGGTCGGCTGCGTCGGCACCTGAAGGATCACGTAACCCTTGGCGCCCTGAACGGAGCCAACCGCCACCGGGATACCGTTGACGGTGACCGTCACGGAGCGGACGTCGTTGCTGACCCGGCCGAAGCCCTGGCCATCGACGATGGGGATGTTCTTGACCTTGAACTTGACGAGCGAACCGTTCTGCGCCCCCAGAATCGGGTTGGCGGGGTTCGTCTCATCGACTACCCAAGATTCGCTGATGTCTTCGGCGACGATCTGCTCGTCGAGATTGGAGCTGGATCCACGAACGATCTCCAGGTCATCCTGCTCCAGCTCCTCTTGCCCTACGCCGATGATGACGGGAAGGCGGAGGCCCGCCACGAGATTCGCGACATTGGCCTCAGTGAGGGTCCGGGTGTATACGCCCGGGGGAACGTACGTTGAGAACGGTCCAAGCGGCATTCCGAGTCTCCCTAATCAGGTTCGGTGAGAAAAATTCGATTCGAGTGTGGGTCTTGATAGAAGGAACCGAAAAACCATCTGTCTATCTGATGGGGATCTGGGTCTTGGGACCGAACGGGTACATCGCCCGAGCGCCGTCTACTTTCTTGGGGCCAAACGATGGATTAACTAGTCACTTGCCGCCGTCGCGTCGTTCACGCATCGCCTTGATGGCTGCATCCGCGAGATTCCGACGTGCCACGACGCCCCCATCACTCATGGGCTCATAATCGATGAACCCCTCACCGTTGTGGCGGATGAGGGCATTCGTCCCACCCTGTTGCCTGGCAGCTTGCTTGACCTTCTGGCGCTCCTTGTACTCAGCCCACTTCTTGTCGGCAGAACGCCCTACAGCCATATCGGCCGTTGGGTAGTCATGGCTGTGTACACCTGAGTTGGCTACTGCCTTCCCACCCTCGGAGAACTGAAACCCAAATCCATCGTCCTTCCAAAGACGAGGGGCCTGTTCTTTGCAGGCCGGGCAAGGGTACGATAGGTGCTCCCCCATCTTGAGAGTCTTTTCGAACCGGACGTTGCAGCCTTCCTGTTGGCATTCAAAGCTATACTTGGGCATCTGGATCTCCTCTCATGTGATTCGTTCGAAGTCCGCATTTCGGCCAGGGATCATGATAGGTACTGTCGCGTAGACGAGCCCATTCGAGACGACCTTGAGTCCGGACTTGGCAGTCGTTCCTCGGTTGTCGTCGGTTGGGATGTCCGCTGGGGCATCCGAAACGAGCGTCAACGTGAGCGGCAACGGGATGTGTACTTCCCAATCAGACCGCAACTGCACACTCATGGAGGCCGTGTAAAAGAAGATTTGGGCCGTTTCGTCCTGCATCTCTTCCGCTTCCCCACTGATCGAAACGTCAAGGACCTCGATCCCCTCCGTCTCCAAGGCGGGCTTCTTTTCAGACCAAAGAGAGATCATCGCGTGGTCGGCAATCTCCTCCATTTGGGCGGGATCTTGGGCTATGACGTCAACGTCGAACGTCAGCTCCAACTTGCCTCCAAATGCCTGAGCGGTGTCGACTCTATCCGGATAGATGACGACTGCCACCTTGTCGCCGACACGTGCGCGCTTACCAAACGCCATCACGACGCCCGGTAGGCTCGTAGCGTCCGAAGTGTTCCAGTAGAAGTTGAAGGGACCCATCGAATCGACTGGGTAGAAGTAGTCCGCCGTCAGGATGGCACTCCTGTTGTACCGGCCCTTCAGCGTGATTGCTCCGGTTTTGTAGTCGATTGTGTAGTCGGTACCCTCCTTGAGGAGGTAGCGGCGATTCTCCCAAAGACGGAGCGTATTTTGGAGAGGGGGAACCTGAAGTTGGGCCTCTCGCTCGATCCCGGATTGGAACTGGAGAACCGGTTCATCGGTCACTCGAATGAGTGGATCGATCATGAACTGGCCAGGTTGTTGGTCTGGCGTCGGCACCGACAGGACATCGATGTAATAGATGCCTGGCGCCAATGGGAAGACGTTGTTATTCGCCTGGATCGTCGGCGTGTCTTCTCGCACCCATTCGATGGGGTATGCTGGCTGATTGACGTACGCCAGCATCAAGTAGCTCTCGATAGTCCCGAGGTAGTTGTCGCCCGATAGAGCTACCTTGTTGGCGGTAGACCCCTTGACGACAATTCCGTATTGGGGGCGCTCGTCGAAGCTGTATTTGTTCTGGATGTAGGGGACAACTTTCTCGTAGACGGGGTGCCTAGAGAAGATGTCTTTCAGCTCCAGAACGAGCCGCCTCTTGAGTGCTGAGATGAGGTAATGATACATCAAAACCTCTTCGTCAGATTGCGTGTTCTTCGCCAGCGAGAACGAGGAGACCTTCAGCAACAGACGTCATGGGGTCCTTGGCGACCCGAATCTCACTGATCTCGATCGGGAAGCCCTTCTTGCGGCGGCTCTCGAACTCCTGCTTGAACAGGTCAACGAACCCGCCCGCCTTCGTGGTGCCACCAGAGAGGATGAAGGGGATCGATTCCGGCAATTGGAACCCCCCAGAACTCTTCCGGAACTGCACGGCGATGTTGTCGATGCAGTACGAGTCGAGAGCCCGGATGTAGAGGGCCACTGCTTCGGCTTCACGCCCTTCCGGTTTCAGGAGGTCCACTCCCTTTTCCTTGATGGCGCAAACCTGCGAGGGGGACTTACCGAGAGCCTTTGCGGCGCCGGCATCAATCCAGTCCCCTCCCCGCGCGAGAGAGAAGCTCAGCCCCATCTGCGTTTGGTACGAGAGGGCCACGTTGCACATACCGGAGCCAAACGAAACGGCGAGCCCCGAGAAGTTCTCAGCGGCGCACTGGCTGTAGACGATCGCCATGGCCTCATTCATCGGATGGGCCGTGTAGCCATGCTCAGTCACGATCTTGCGGAAGACTTCAGTGTGGTAGATGACGTCTTGACCTGGGTTGTCGATCGGCTCTGCCGGCACCGAGTAGAAGCAGTGCTCCCCATCGGTGGAGGGCTTGCCGAGGACTTGCCCGATCATGATCGAGAGAACCTCTTGCCCCTCGATCTCACCCGACGAGATGAGGCCCTTCGAAAGAGGGCGGCGAACATCACGCTTGAAGATGTTCGCCATCGTCAACGCGGAATCCCCTAGCACGATCAGGGCATCACCCTTTTCGACGTAGTTCGCCTTGGAGAGGCGAAGCTGCCTCTTGGCCTCTGGCTCCAGGTCGAGGAACGCATCTCGGATGCGCTTGGTCCCCACCTTGTCATCGTCCTCGTACCGAGCCGAGACGATGTTCATGGTGCCGATGTCTAGTCCGACGCCGGGTCGAACTGTGGGGTCTGCTTGTGCCATATGTTTGATTCCTTCTGGTTTTGAGCCGATGGGTTCATCGGTTGTAGTCGGGTGCTGCACGTTGCTGGAGCAAATAGCAGTTGGCTTCGTGGCGATCTTGAAGATCCGCCAGTAGATTGTCGGTGCCTCGTGAGGTGTAATCGCGAGCCTCCACGACAAGGTCCACGATCTTCAAGAACGCCATCTCCGCGTTGAGGGCGCGAATGGCGTCGTTATCGGTCTTCGGCTTGGCTTCCTCGTCATCGAGCGGCTTGTCGAGGTGCTCGACAATCTCGTGGATCTGGTAAGACTGACGGATGGGATCAATCGTCTGGTCCCCACCACCATTGGAGATACCAACGATGCGCTCGGCGAGGCTATCGATGTCCTTCAACAGCTCGTTGTAGAGGCGCTCGAAGAGGAGATGGTCCCCATAGAATGGGGTTCCCTTGGCACGCCAGTGATACGACTGGTACAGGAAGCCGAGAGCGCGCAGGTAGGCAAGAACTACCCCCAAGTCATCATTCGGCCAGCGATTCTCCTTTGGAGTCATCGCGGCTAGCATCTTGAGGTTGTCGATGCGCTCCTGAAGCCCAACCGCTTCGGCCGAATCAGGCTCCACCCCTTCAAGCTCTAGGTTCGCGACGTCCAACATCGCAGTCCAGTCGATCGGACCGGACGCCGTCTTGAGGTATGGGGGCCCCTCACGAAGGTAGTCGTACGTCAGTGGCTCATGCCAAATGGCATGAGTTGCGTCATCTTCGCGCTCAGCCATTGTCATCCAGCAGGTAGGGGTTTTCGGACGCCGTCGAAGACTTGAACGGCTGACCGTTCCAAGGAGAGAAGACACGACCCTTCTTCTCCGGGAGCCAGAACCCCTTCTCCGAATCCGGCACCGCGTAATAGGTCAAAGCCCCCATCGCGATTTGGGGCATCTTCTTTCCGGCCTCGACGGTATGTGGATCTGAAGCCGCCTTCACGCGTTGAGGCTTCGCCGAGAAGACCTTCCCATCGTAGGGAGACTTCAGGGTCGCCTTCTTCTCATCGAGGTAGAAGTCTCGCCCCTCATGATCTGTGTACTTCCACAGGGCCGCCGCAGCGACACGGATCATGACCTCTTCCACCTCGGAGAGTAGTGAAGCCTGAACAGGATGCATAGCGTCTACGGTACCTAGACCGTAAAAGCATTATTGCGAGCCTTGTTTCTGCTGCCGCAGTTTCTTCAGCTTTTCACTGGCTTCCGAGACAGCCGTGCTACCGGTGGCGCTCTTCTGGACCTCAATCTTCGAGTCCCCAATCTCGGGCTTGATCTGGGAGGGGATGAACATCGGCACGCCCTCATCCACGACTTCAGTGGGTGGGGCCACGGACGTAGGCGTCGATACGACTTGCTGAACCACGACTGGGCTCTTGACGGCTTGCAAGATTGCTTCGAGCATTCGACCCTGCTCAACGAGGCTGGACTTCAGAGACTCGTTTTCCCGTTCCACCTGAGAGAGTCGTTTCTTGACGGAATCCTCCGCCACAACGGAGACAGCTACCGGCGTCGGAGAGGGAGAAAGTTTCTGCGGGGCCTCTTCGACAACCATCAGTCGATCGATCGGGCCTCCGTCGAGCTTGAAAATGAGCCTTTGGCCTAGCATCCTCCATAGGTCCTTGGAGATGTGGGCCTTTTCCATAGGGATCTCTACGGGAACCCGATAGGGCACTGCTACCTGGATGTCCTCAATGACTTGGGTCTTGCCGTCAACGATGCCGACGACTCTGATAACGGCCATGTTCATCTCCCGAGGAGGATCTTGCGAACCTCCGACTTGATCTTCTTCTTGAGTTGCTCACGCACCTCTTGCTTCGCCTTCTCGACGAAGTCTGCCTTGGGCCGTCCCGGATGGACCCAACGACCATTCGCGAACGAACGAGCCGTCGCGTTGCGGAAGATGAGCGTTCCATCCTTGAGGACGATGGGGATGGGCCGTCGCGCCTTCCTGAGCCAGAGCATTTGGCCTGACTTTTGACCCTCCGTGAGGGGCTTCCAGGCCGGGTGATCGACCACGAGCGTGACCGTCTTGAGGCCAGTCGTGATCTTCATTGCCTTCGCGAGCGCAACTTTGGCCTTTTCCGAGAAGGCGGACTCTCGGAGACGAGCACGCATACGGCGCCCCAACTCCTTGGCGAGAATCGTGATGAACTTCTCCGGCCGAATCTCGATGTTGGCCGGAACAAGACCTCTCGTGAGAGGTTTCAGGTAGATGCTTCCGTCCTTGGCCATCAGTATTCGATGTTCTCCCAAGCCTTCGTACGTCCTTCAAGCTGACGCTCGCCGGGGATGTTGGGCTTGTGGGTAGGATCGGCACTGGCCTCCTGCTCGGGGCCACTTGTAGCGAATTGGGTTGCAGCGAACTTGATTGGGCTGCCAACGGGCACCTTGTTTCGGATGTCCTTTTCGTCGATGTGCCCAAGGTTGAAGTGCTGCTGGAGGATGTTCTGTCGATTGTTGGGGTGCCTGACAGCTCCAATCGAGTAGCGGTCCCCATTGATCTTCACGATGAAGTCTCGCTGCGAAAGCAACGGAACAGGTCCCGTCCAGGACTCAAAGGTATGCTCGATGTTCCGACCATACTCTTTCTGGGAGATGGCTTTCTCGGAGTCATCGGGAGCAATCAGGATGTCGTAGGGGCCTTCATAGCCACCCACGATTCCGGTGCCGAAGCACACAAGGCAGTCTGCTAGAGGCTGCTTATGAAAGTTGTCCGGGAAGCAGGTACACGTCAGGCCGACGTTCTTTCGAAGGAAGACCTTCACACGTTCTCCGCCCTGCTCTAGGATCCAGCGATTCCTTCGAACCGCCTCCTGCCAGATGTAGTCGAGCTTCTCAATCTCGAAGTTGTTCGTAGCCGCCGCATGCTCCAAGGGCGTCTCTACGATTTGTTCTGGCTGCGCCAACTCGGGGTTGATGTTCACCGGGATACCCACGGTCGTCACACGGTAGAAGATCCTCTGAGCGAGATCCGTCTTGACGAGTGCACGAGTGTACCGGTACGAGCACGTCACCCTACTGCCATCAACGGGCAAGATGGGTGAAACCTGCTTCTGAGTTGCCGGGTCGACGTAGTACCGAGGATCGATCTCTACCTCTCCGGACTCCCCATGGACCCGAAGGATGCGAGCCTGGACGCCGTCGATGAAGACCTGGACGTCGAACGGAGAATTGGCTGGAGTGGACTGAGACGCCTCTTTGACGATGGGCCAATGTAGGACACGGAAAACGAACTGCCGTTGCGTCTGTCCGGCCGCTGTCGTACCTCGAACGAGGAAGGAATTAGACACATCCTCATCGAGAACTAGTTCGTTGTCCGTCTGGTCCCTCCAGAATCTTGCCCCTACAGGAAGCTCCGTGACCCGTTGATACGGGCCGAACTCCGAGTCGAAACTGCGATAGAGGTTGACTCCGAGGAGGTTGAAGCTCGCGTTGAGGACCTGCTCAGCCGGGTCGGTCCACGATAGATCAAATGTCCCTGGCTCGAACCCGCTCTTCAGAAAAACGTTCAGAGGGGCAACAGGCCAAGGGGTCTTCGTGAAGTCTAGGTTGCCGGGATTCCGGTCCCTGTTTCCAGCCGCAGTTGACGACATGAGCCCTCACGAAGGCTCATGGGATAAGAAGAAGATCAGCCTTTGCTGGCTTCTTCTGTGGGTCCACCGATGACGGAGATTGCCCCCGTTTTGGGGTCGATGGCCACAGGCGTGCTGGGGGCCATTCCACGATCGACCAGGATCTTTTCGAAGGTCTTCTGACGTTCTGCCTCGATCTGGCTGTACTGGCGCAAAGTCCGCACCCGCTCCAACTCCAGATCCGTCGCCCTCATGGCCGCCTCAGAGGCGGCGGCGGATAGGCGCTCCAGTAGCATCAGCGTGTCCTGATCGATGGGGTCCTGGGGGGTTTTCTTCGAATCGCTCATTTCTGTCCTCGTTTGATCCGGGGTGGGTAAACCGTAGCTACACCAGTACGAGGGCTCTCACGCTAGAGCCGCTAGAAGATTTGTGCGCCTTGAAGATCGTGAGAGAAGGCATCTGTCCGGTAACATCCCGATTCGTGACGGACCTCTTTGCGACGGTCCCAAACCAAATGGCCGCCAAGATGAGCGAGCGGGCTCTTTCGCCATGGGCCATCAGCCTCGATGACTTCTTCGTCGAACGCCGCATCATCCTCTGCGTGAATTACTCGTGTCGCGTGCTGCTTCCCCTCATCTTTGATGCCGAGCCCTTTCAGGAGACCGCGAAGGCCCTTCGAGATCAACCGGAGATTTTCGACCCTGAGGGGATGGCAGATGCGTTCGAAGCCATCAAATCCCTCTACGGGAAAATTGAGGCGGTGCTCCAGGAGGGCATCGGCGATACCGATAGGGCTCGTTGGGAACTAGCCGAGGATGTCCTCAATGCGGTTAGATGGGTCATCGAGGCCGGGCTACAGAACTCTACCGTCGTTGGCCCCCTCACGGTGAACGTGATGGACCTCCTGTCGGGGTGGTTCGGTTGGGATGGGCTCATCGCCTACGCGGATGCCCTCTTCGAAGAACTGTTGAACGTCCACTTGCGGTTCAACTGATCAGAACCGAGAAAACCATCCCTTTCGTGGAGAAGTCCACGAGGTCGCTGTCGCGAAGTTGGCGAAGCGTCCAGACTTCCACGAAGGTGCGTTCCGTGTCGGCCTCATTGCCGAAGACCTGATCGCGAAGCGACTTGACTTTCTCGATCTCCGTGCCCGTCAGCTCTACCGAAAACAGGTGGGTTCGATGTGTCGAGAGGGTGGCGACCAGTTGTGCGCTCCCGTGCTCACGGAATCGATCGGCATCGAGAACGAGGCTCGTCTCCTCTTTGACCTCTGAAGCTGCGTTCTCTTTGGGGTCGACGCCGGCCTTGAAGGAAGAACCGCCAGGCAACTCCCAGACGAAGCCCTTGGCGTTCGAAACCGGACTCCTGAACTCCCGGACAAGGACGACTTCCGTATCGAGGAAGTTCTCCGCGGGTCGGAACATCAACACGGACGAGATGGAGGGCCTAGAGAGCACGACCTCATTGGTCTTGTGTCGATTTTCGGAAGCGACAAAGACGTCTGCATGGATGGCCCAGAAGACGAGGAACTTGCTCTTGGGGGCGAAGAAGGTCCAAACGACGCGAGCGCCATCAAGTCGGTTGCCGGCCCTGCGAAGATTTCCGTACCACTCCTGGAAGGAAGGCGAGTGCCAAATCGAAAGCGGGACGAACCTCTCACCTTTGGTTCTCTCCGCAGCTTTGGAAACCATCTCCAGGGCCGCATCCACCGTTTCCTTCAGCGTGTACGGGTTCGGGATACCGAGCTTCGCCGCATAGTGCCTCTGGTATCGGACCTTCTCGGCCCCCACGGGGGCTCCCATGACGACGCGGCCAGAATACTTCCACGTGCCCCACTCATCGTTGGTCGTGAAGGCTGGCATCGTCTCCAAGTCACGGGGGATCCAGAAGAGGATGCAATCCGAAAGGCGCAAGCCCTCTTCCTCCCACTCGATCTGACCATCATAATCCCGAGACCAGCCATGGCGGGGCTCAGGCACGAACACAACACCTTCGTAGCCCGCTTCCTCCAGGAGCCGCAGCGCCTCGGGGCGCCAAGAGGGGGTATCTTCCGTTCTAGGCGTAGGACCCGCGAGGAAGATCGCCTGGGAGAACGTCTCGGGGAAATCTTCCCGTGCGTAGACGACCTGCATACCTACAGGTACACCGTCTCAATGGAAGTTGGTGTTCGGATCGTAGATACGAGGATCCTCTTCGGGAGGAGCAGGCTGTTCCGGTACGTTGTCGGGGTGCTTCTCACACGAAGGGTGATGCAGCCCTGGTTGCCAAGAGTGCCAGTCCTCAACGATGGTCCAGTTTCGGCACTCGCAGGTCTCGTTGTCCATTTGGGTCTCCCTCAGAATCCGACGAACTTCCGTGGAGACAGTACACCACGACCCACGAAGGGCCCGAAGGCGGACCGGATACCAGTGCCGTACTTCGGCTGCTGGAGGCCCTTGATGTACTTGACCGTCGCTTTGGCGCGCTCCAGTTGCTTTTCGAATTGATCCGAGGCGCTCGACTGGGCGGATTCGTACTTGCTGGCCTTGTCGATGGTAAGGCTGACCCCACCGATGCTGTAATCGAACTCATCCGCGATCCAGTTGAGTCGGACCGCCTGGAGGGCGTAGAACATCGCTCCCGTCAGAAGCATGGTGCGCCACTCGCCCTTGATCTGCATCATCTGATCGACGCTCGCGAACGGGGTCCTCGGCGGAGCCGAGATGACGTCGTCCATGGCGTCTTCGATGTAGCTCTTCAGCTCGCCGTCTTCCCAGATGTACCCAAAAACCCTGTTGAATTGGTTGACGGTCTCCTCATGGGTGGGGGGCCTGAAGTGGTAGTTCCGATCAGGATTGTTGTCGCGAAGCATCACACGGAGACGATTCACCAGCTCGCTCTCGATGGCGGTCAAGTCCGTCACAAGCGCATCACCGTTGCGGTCGGAGACATTGAACTCCATCACGGCGCTGTTGATGGGCCCCCCAACGAACTGCCGAATCGTCCACCGAATTCGATACGTCCCCAAGTTCGCATCGAGGGGGATGATGATAGACGCGAAGTATTCCCCGATGGCCGGGTTGGCAGGGATTCGCTGCGAAGAGCCGATCAATACCTCCACGCCCGTCGTGAAGTCGTAGACGGCATAGCTGATCTCGGAGGCGTTCGTCGGGTGCCCCGACGTATCGTCCAGGAAGATCGACAGGTCACCCCGTCCAAGCTGCTGTCCACGCAAGAAATTGACCGCCATCGCACTGTCGTTCTAACAAATGGTTTCGTCGTCAGGGGTGGTACTTCAGGCTGATCCGCACGGATCCTTGGGTGAGGGCCGATAGGGCTCCTGTCGCATTAGGCGTGAACCGAAGCGTCAGAGTTGTGGAATTTCGATGGGTCCTTACGCGCATGAGTGCGGTACTGGGGTCAAATGATGTGGCGCACAAGTCGTACTTCCCCAGAGCTTTCCCGATAGGCTGAAACATCAGTTTCCCAAGATCAGGGCCCTTGAAGGGTATCAGGAGCTTAATCTCAAAGTAGACGATTCTAACCTGAGGGGGAATGGTCAGCCAGTCCATCTCGAATACGTCCCCAGGCTGTCCCGAGAGGTCCCAATAGGAGACGACTCTCGTATCCTCGTAGGTATCAGACGCCTTGAGGAAGCTTCCAAACGATAGCTGGTGAGTCGGGTCCGATGCATTTCTAACGTCTGCACGAACCGTGGACCCAAGCCCAAATTCATATACCGGGTAACCCGTCGAGTACATGTGGAACTTTGGCTTCAAATCAAGCGTTGCCCGTCCGTAGATGGTCTCGAACGCCACGGCAGTGGACGTCGGGTGAGCAACTTGAAATGTTGCCGGTCCGAAGACATCAGCACCAGGGATACCAGCTTTGATGGAAATCGGGTTGAGGGAGATCATCCCACCCCCCTTGAAGGTCATGAGGCCCGATGCCAGCGTTGCTACGCGGGACAGGTTCATGACGATTTCTCCCCCAGCGTATATCTCCGCGTCTGAGTCCTCTGACAACGAAGACACAGAAGTAGCAACGCTGCCGGAGAAAACCTCTTTGCCGGACGAGGTTGAGGCCAGTCGGCTCAACGCCATCACGACCCCATTTGTTGGGGATGGGCCCATCCCTACATGATGGGGAGTTGTGATGAAACGCAGTTTGGCAGATGCCGTCGTCGCCAGATGGGTGAGGGCGCTAGTAGCCACCCCAACGAAGCGCTCCACAGCGGTGGCGTTGGGAGCTAGAGAAGAAAGCTGCGTGGAGACACTTCCAATGAACTTCTGACTCGAAATCGCAACGGTACTGAAGGGAGAAACGGTCGTTGTGGCGATTCCGGCGAAGACTTCCTGTGCTTGACCAGAAGTAGTGACCGATGAGCGATCTACAATGACCGAGCCACGGAAAACTTGTCGCCCAGAGGAGACGATCGAAAGAGACGACAGTGTGATGGAAACGTCACCCTGTTCGAAGTTCTCATTGGCCGCAAAGATGTCGAACCTGGAGAACAGAATCGAACCTTGGCCGGTGAAATTCAGGCGTGCCGTCGCAGAGGACTGTAGGGAGCCAACCGTCAAGAAGGAGGAGCCGACGAAACGCTCTCGACCAGACGCGACCGTCGTGATCGATTGAACCGCGCTCGTCCCACTGGCGATGAATTTCTGGCTGGCAGAAACCGAAACGATAACGCTACTGACCTGACCAGAGACAGATCCAGAGAAGCGCTCTCGTCCGAAGGATGTAGATGCCAGCGTCGATATAGACGACGATCCGGTTCCCACGAATGCCTCTCGACCTGCCAACGAAGACGAGAGACTTGAGACCGAAGACGAGGTTGAACCGATGAACTTCTCCAACGAGGCTGCAACGGAGGTAAAGCTGCTGAGGGTAGCCGTCGAGGTACCCCGGAACTTCTCTGTACCAAGCAAGGCCGTCGTGAGAGGGGAGAACGTGGACGTCGAGCTACCGATGAACTTCTGGATGGCCGAAGCAGAGCTGACGAGGGACGACAGCATCACGGAACCGGGAGCGGAGAACTTCTCCCTTCCGGACATCACCGAAGAGAGGCTCGACACCTGAATGGACCCTGTCGACACGAAGCGTTCCAACGCCGATGCCGCCGAAGCGATTCGGGAGAAGGTTGTCGAGAGCCCACCGGAGAAGACTTCTTTCCCGGTCAGCACAGTTGTAAAGCTGGAAACCGTCGTATTGGTGGATCCAATGAATCGCTCAGAAGCCAACGCAGACAACGTCAAGCTGGACACACTCGTCGACAGAGAGCCCAGGAAGGTTTCCTTCGCCGATGCGGCAAGAGAGATGACTTGATTCCATGAAACAGTACCGATGAACCTCTCGGACCCTTGCAGAGAGGTCGCCAGCGACGAGACCGTCATAACCACGGGGCCACTGAATCGCTCCCGTGCGATCTCGGAGTGCGTCAACGGAGATACGGACGTCGCTAGGGAACCAAGGAACCTCTCTTGGGCGGTAGAAATCGAAGCGAACGACGATGTCGTGGAGGTAGCGGATCCTTTGAAGACCTCTTTAGCGGTTACCAAACTGGCAAGAGAAGACGTCGACGAAGAAATGGAACCCCGGAAGATTTTCCTTTCCCGATAGGGAAGACGCCAGAGATGACAGCGTCTCGGAGATGGAGCCTTTGAACACCTCTTTTCCCGAGAGAGACGTCGTCAACGATGACAGAGTTTCTGATATGGGACCTTTGAAGACCTCCTTCGCAGAGATGCTGTTCGTCAGAGAGGATACAGACGTCGCCAAAGATCCCTTGAAGACCTCCACGCCTGAACTGCTGATCGGCCAGGAGAGATTCAGCGTCGTAGCGCCAACAAACTTCTCCTGGCTGGCAAGAGACGTCGTTAGAGACGAAACCGTTTCGGCGACGGCCCCCATGAATCGCTCGATGGCCGAGGCAGAGCTGGACACCGACGATACGGCGGATGACAGGCTCCCCCGGAAGACCTCTTTCGCCGTCACGTTGGAGGCCAACGAGGAGAGGGTTTCGGCGACCGCACCGGAGAACCTCTCCGTACCTGAAAGCGACGTTGTCAGTGACGAGAACGAGATCGTGATGGGTCCCTTGAAGACCTCTTTGCCAACCAGAGCACTCGCGATGGACGATACTGTGGAGGTGAGGGGTCCCTTGAAGATTTCCTTCGCGGATACCGTCGTCGCTAGCGGAGATACAGTCGTGGAGACGGATCCAATGAAGCGTTCTCTTGCCGAGACCGAAGTGGTCAACGATGAAAACGTCTGTGTGATGGGTCCCTTGAAGACCTCTTTGCCCGATAGAGAGGTCGCCAACGACGATAGAGTTTCTGAGAGGGACCCCTTGAAGATCAGTTTCCCCACCAAGCTGGTCGTCAGAGAGGAAACAGACGTCGCGAGAGACCCACTGAAGACCTCCTTGGCCGCCACCGAACTGGCGAGTGAAGACGTCGACGAAGAGATGGGGCCCTTGAAGATTTCCTTCCCCGAAAGAGAAGACGTCAGCGATGACAGCGTCACCGAGTCGGTCCCCTTGAAGATTTCCTTCCCCGAAAGAGACGTCGTCAACGACGAGAAGGTGGTGGTCAGGGGTCCTTTGAAGACCTCCTTCGCAGAAATGCTGCTCGCCAAAGAGCTGAAAGTAGAGCTAACGGAAGAAGCTAGAAACTTCTCAATCGAAGCCGCCGAAAGGGCCAACGAAGTGACTGTGAGCGAGCCTGTCCCCGTGACGGCTTGCGCCGTCTGAAGCATCAACAGCAGGGACATGGGAGTACACTACTCCCTCACTGGAAGAATCCGTCCACGTAGACCTGTCCTCGATAGACCAACGAGGCGGTGGCGGCTCCAGCGACGACTTTGTAGCCAATGTGTAGGATCGTTCCTGGCAGGCAAGCGATCGGAACGGAAGGTTGCCAGCTAATGGCACTGCCCTGGAAGATAGACCCAATCGCCGCCGTCGCGGCAGTGGTCATCCATCCCGGCAGAGCGATACGCTGAAGACCCGCCGCCGTGGACAAGTTGGTCGACGAGGCATTTGGAGCCACGAACCACTCCAAGATGGGCGTCGTAACGATGGCGGCACCTTGAACGAGCGGTAGAGGGATCTGAAGCCCCCTCAACATGAACGTGTAAGGGCTAGGCACCGTGAACCCGAAAAGGCTCAAGATGTTTTCGCTCGCAGCCGTCGCAGCAGCTCCGTACTCCCCTCCAAGGGTCGTGTAGGCGGAGGCCGTGTTGCTGGGCGTCTGCGTCGTCGGGACGGCGCCGTTGGCCAGGTTGGGAGTTGACGCATACGTCGTCGGGTTGATGGAGGCGTGTCGTCCCACGCCAGCCATCTGCTGTTCCCACGGCTTGTTGTGTACAATGTCCTGCATGTTGACGGTGGCGGCGCTCAAAAGGAGCTGAATCGCCGTACCGCCACCCGTAGCGTCCACGTACACACGGGCAAAGAGCGGCGTGTGGGAAACGGCCATCAAGTATGCATTGGAAACCTGAATCGAAACCTGCGTGTCAACAAGGGGTGTCCCGTTCGAGTCGCACATCAGGAAGCGAACGAAGTCGTCGTCGATGATGATGTCGTAGTAGTAATAGTTCGCCGTGGTGACGACACCTTGAGCCAAGACTTGCGTCTGCGTCTCGGTTCCGTTGTAGGCAACGACGGCCTGAAGGGTACCATCGGACTTCCAACGGAAGAAGGCGCCATTGCTGATGACCGCCGTAACACCAGATGGCGCTCCGAAGCCCAATTCCACGAAGGTATGGTTGGCCGTCACGTTAGCGGTAATACGCCCACGAAGACGACCGAAGATGGGCTGACGCGGGTACTTTGCGAACTGTTTCGTCGACGTCAAAATCGACGACGTGTTCAGCGTCGTGATGTTGGAGTTGTTGAGCGTCAGAACACCTGATGCCTGTGCTTGCGTCATCGTGGTATTGGACTGCGTCCATGCCCACGTGTTGACGGTAGAACCCTCGAAGGCATCATGGAACTGGAGAACTTCGGACGTGACCCGTTGAGTCCCCGTCTCTCCAACACGTATGGCACGGAAAACTTGGCCCCCGTCCATTCCCGCGATAGGGATCAAACCCTGGTTCGTAGGAACAACCGTCTTATCCTTGACGGGAATGGGGTTTCCATTCGCATCGTAGAGGATCGTCTTGAGTGCCTTGGACGTTTGGTGAACGTCTGCGTTGCTTCCACCACCAGAGCCGTCAGCGATAAAAATTCCCATGACGCGCTCCTATGCCCAAACCCAAGCGATGTTCCACTTCCCGTACGTTTTAGCCGTTCGACAATGCACGTAGACGGTGAAGCCAGTCCCAGCTACGATGTTACCGGCGCTACACTCTAGGTCTTCGACGATGTGTTCATCAGCGGAGTGGTCCGCACTGGCGGTCCTACAATCAACCCAGGCTTCAATGTTGCTCGACGAGAGAATGCCCGTTTGTCCCGTGACCGTCGCCGAAGCAGGACCGCCCGCTGTTGGGGTGGCTCCAAAGTCAACGACGACGGTTCCGGTGCCAGGCACTAGTCACCTCAGCGAACGACCCCGGAG